CGCCAATACAAAGTAGTATCTGGAACCAACACTCGAACAACCCGCATTCACACCAACGAAAACCAACGCCTCTCCTCCTCTCTTTATGACGACCGAAATTTTGCCTCTGCTTTTTGGCCTTCTGGCCCTTTAAATTTAACTGAACTTCAAGAATTTATATATACCACTTTTAACCGCTTTTTAGAAACCCGTAAGAAAGGTGTTTCGTCGATGGAAGAGTCTTATCCAACAACCTTTAAGCCTCTTCTAACGTCGAAAAATGGTCTTTGGACTCCTCAATCTGATCCCAAAGACATCCCTGTCCTTTCTTATTCCGATCCTGCTCTTCAAAATCATTTTAATTTATTTTTATTAACTCACAAACTTAATTATATCAATTATTCTGTCTTTTCCTTTGATTTTATTTTTTCATTAACTTCTAAAATTGTTTTTATTGCTGCCGTTGCTAAATTTTTATTTTCTTTCTTTTTTCCTTCCTCTCCTTCTAATTCTGCTCAATCTTCTACCGCTAAAGGAAAAATTGCACCTGCCAAGTTCGTCGTTCAAAGCGATGAGCCTCAAGCTAGTGACAATATTTCTGATATGATGCGTGTCATTGAAAAGAACGCTGTCAACATTACTGTTGGCCGCATGACTACAGCCGGCATTTTCGTTGCTGGGACTACCATCCTCACTGTAGAACATCTTTTCATTGACAAATATTCTCCGACTGGAGAATATGTTCCCGATGGAACCATCATAGAACTTAGTCTTTTTAATCGCTCTGAACCTGTTATTTTTCCTTTTTCTCGCTCTCAGATTGTCCCTATCATCAAGGAATCTGGAGATTGCGATGCCGTTTTATTTACTGTACCTGAATCTTTTGTTAATCTTCACCGTAATATTATTAATTATTTTTGGAAAGGTGATTACGCTATTAGTAATCGCCGAATTATTGCTACTGATTTTAATTTTCCCGCTAACACTGTTCGTTTGGAAAACGCTGTTGCTGACTCTTTCTTAGAGTCGTCGTACGATGTAGGAAAGCGCGAGTATAATCAAACTGTCGCTCACGCCAACTACCTCGGACGAAAAGGTCAATGTGGATCTCCGATATTGGATGCTCAAGTCAACCAAGCTCCCATTCTCGGAATTCACGTTGGAATCAACAACGCCTCCCAACGAAGTATTTTTATTTTAATTAATCAAACCCTTTTAAATAAACATCTTTTTTCTGCTCCTCTTAACCGTTTAATTTGTGAACCCCACTGTACTTTTGATTACCAAAGCACTGAACGTGGTGCAAACCACGTTCGTGGATCAATGGAAATTGTTGGCACTCTCACCCGCCCACTTTTTACACCTGATACCACTCAGCTAAGGAAATCTGAAATTTTCGATCTTATCACTCCCCACACAACCGAACCGTCTGTACTGAAAGGTACCGACCCCCGCCTTGAAACCACCGTCGACCTCTGGGACAAAGTTACAACCAAACTTTCCCATCAAATGAAACCCCCTCCGCCCGCCATCTTCGAACAATCTCAACTGGAAATGGACCAAATGGTGCTAGGCCTGCCTCTTGCAGGCCCTCGTCGTCTTCTAACACTAGACGAAGCACTAAATGGTTCCCCCGACTTCCCTCACCTAAAGTCCATAGACATGTCAACGTCATGTGGATATCCTTGGGTATTGGATGGGATCAAGAAAGATCAATTATTCGAAAGAATTAATGATCGACTTGTTCCTACCCGACTATTCATGGATGCATATGAATGTGCGTGGGACAGTGTCAGAAATGACACCGTACCCGACTTCATTATGCTCTGTTCGTTGAAAGACGAACGACGCCCTCTCGAGAAAGTGCGTTTAGGCAAGACTCGACTTTTTACCGTCGCCCCACTTGTCATGAACGTTCTCTTGAAACAATTTTTTGGATTATATGCTAACACCTTGATGGATAACTTTTTCAAAACTACCTACTCTGGAAAAGTTGACCGTCTTGGCGCATCGTGGTCTACCATGATGCAACATCTTCGCGAAGTCTCACCCGTAGGCTTTGGCGCAGATTTTGAACAATATGATGGTCGTCTGGAGAAATCTAGAATGACCCGCTCTATGTTCAGAATGGCATTACCCCTTAAAAATGTTTTGACCGATCTCGAAAACAAAATGCTACAAGCCCTGGTTGTAGCAACCACCCAACCGTACTACGCTTTCGAACAAATGATTGTCTCAGTCCCTGGCTCTCTTGCCAGTGGAATTTGGATCACCCAACTTCTTGGTAGTGATATGACCCATACCATGCTCTATGAAGCTTGGCTGTCAGTTGTTCCAGTGGAATTCAAATGTATGTACTACTTTAAAACCTTTACACGTTTACGTGTAATGGGCGACGATCATATCGTCGCAGTCGTACCTGCTTTGACAAAATTCTACAATGGAACAACTGTCTGCCAATACTTCAGGGATCATGAGATGGGTTATACCTCTCCTGAGAAGTCTGGTGACCCTGAACCAGTCCTTCCCCTTGAACAAATTGCTTTTCTTAAGAACAAAACCGGATTCAGATGGGGTATGTACATACCTCTAATGGATTTGGAAGCTGCTTTGGAACCGATGAACTGGATTCGTAAACATGAATTTATGACGTCTGAACAACTGACTGAAATAAATGTTAACGGATCCTTACGCGCTGTGTTTTTCCATGGACCAGAGTTATTCAATAAGTACCGAGATGCTGTTTTGAAAATAAAACCTCATTATAGCCTCCTAACTTATGGATATCTCAAAGGTGTATTCCTATCATATGGATACTTTCCTGGATGCGAACATGGAGAACCATCTTTCTATGAACTCGCAACACTGCCAACACCCGAACCAAAGCCTCTGCCTGAAATGCAACTGCTCAAGGAGAAGACTGGTGAACCGTCAACTCCACAATCAGATGACCGCCCACCAACTCCTCTCCCC